TTGAGGTCTGCGGTGAAGAATACACTATCTACTTGCATGAAGAAGACAACCTTGCTGAACGCGGTGAAGAACAAGAAATATTTCAATTGCTAATGAATTATAAACCGGAAGAAGGAAACGCTGGTTACGAATCGAGTCCAATGGTTCTTCATCATGCATTACAAGTCATCATGCGGCGACTCTTCGATGACACATATCGCGAATTGGAAATTGTTCGACCAGTAAGTTGCCAATGTGGATGGCGCGGAGTTCAAGGCAATTGGGACCGACATACTACCAACGCACGCCATCAACGTTGGGTCAATGCTGAACGTCAACATCGGTTCGAAAAATCTTTGGAAGACGCCCGAAAACGCATCGTAGCGCGGCAAGAAGAAGGTATTGTATACATCGACGAATTACACGAAACCCCTGAAGTGAAAATCGCAAGAGACGAAGCAATATGCGCGGCCGAAGCAGCCGGACAACGTATTATATTCATGGGCGCATCTGGACGTTTATCATGGTTCAACTAAATAATATGCTAATGATCATCATCGCAGGTATGCTTATCGATTCCGTATCGTCTTATTCCGCATATTTTTAACTGCAGTATGCTTGTCAACATGGAATATATACCCATTAGTCGGGGTTGGACTAGCGCTTCTTGCGCTACCATTTTTTTTAGATGTTTTTACGCCGCGTTTTTTATTCGACGGTGATCGTAATGGATGTATCGGTTGTGGAGGTCCATCTCTGAAAAACTGCTGAAGATGATATAAGATATACTTGCTGATAATTTCGTCGATTTCTCTTGGATTGAGTTTTTTATTATTCTCCTTTATATCATATCTCGTCATATTTGCATACTTTACAAACAGGTCTATCATGTCTTTTTTAGCAATCGACATAGTTGTCGCGTCTTTCAGTATTGATGGCGTATGCAATTTATCAAACACATCGCGATATAATGAACTATTCAAAAAACGAACTACAAATAAATCAAACGGTATATAAGAATAATACGGTTGTAATTTAATATAATATACTCGATCATCCACCATTTTAGGGTGTTCTACATCATCCAAAAAACATATTTCGATATCAGAAGGAAGACGACCACAGCGTATAAACTCATTTACGGTTTTATGGTTTGTGGTGCGTTGTGGGTAGGTTGATGAGGATGATGCACTGCCACTACCATGATTCGATTTGAATCCGCCAATGGTATGATCAAAAAGTGGAGGCGTAATTGCTAGACCGTTTTTTGTTGCTGACGAAGAAGACCCTGACAATGCACGTAGTTTATTTTCAAAATACTGGCGAATATGCTTTACCCATTTATCCGGACCCGAATTATTTGTATATATCATAACTTTATTACAAATTCCTGCGTTCTTCTTTTTACGGATATAATCTAATATACGAACCATATTTGGTCGTATAATTTCTGGATATAAATCAACTAAATCATTGAAATAATGATACATGATATCTGGTTTGTCGAAATATTCTTCTAATACATGTCCGAATATAGAAATTTGTGAGAAATTGCCGAGTGTTTCATCCATATCAAACACTACGACTTTTGGTTTCATTTTTATTTTTATATTATACAAATAATATAAAGATCGATGAAAAGTATACCAAAATATACAGATAATGATATTGATGAAGATATGAAATTAAACAATTCAGATTATATGAAAATTCTTCATCATTATCAAGGTGACCACGCTACACGCAAAAATAAAAAGTCTATCAAACAACGGGCTCATCTAATTCTGGCGCAAAAGTTATGTCGGTGCATTAAGTCAAGTAATAATAACAATAACAATAACAATAACAATAACGATGATTCAAAGAGAGGTGACGACGAAGGTCGTCGTATCGGTTTTTGCACACGTTCTATTTTCAATACAAAAGGATTGCGTCAACATGGATTTCGATGCAAAACAAAGAATGGCAAAATACGACCTATGATGACTCGCGATATAACAAAGACTGTGAAACGGTTAAAAATAACCTAACTTATTGAATCTCCGAGGTAGCGTCATCGGTGTCGGAGTATACATATTCTACTGCACGTAATATCATAAGTTCTTCTTGACTTAATCGCTGAAACACTACATTCAATTCAAAGCGAATATTATATACAAACTTTTTAATGTTTCGTATTGTCACAATATGTATATTTTCTTCGACGTTTTCGCGCACACGGAATAATGTTCCACCCAGTGTTACATAAGGTCGCGTTTCGAGAGAACGAAGTGGAATCCACCGAATCAATTGATTATGTTTTAGATCCCATGGATTTTCAATCACGCGATACATGTGTAATTTACGTTCGAATTCATTCATTTTCTCCGGTGTCAAATTCAATGACGAGAGAATCTCGTGTCTTCGCGCGGATATTTTCTTGAGTGTCGTATTCGCAATCGTGTTATTTTCTGTCTTATTCATCGCAGATAATATCGCATTAACATCTAGTGGAAATGTTGGTTCATCTAATACTGATTGCAGTAAATCATCGTCGGAGTTTACCGCATAATCTGTATCTTTGATACTTGGATGCATTTGTTGTTTATCAATTTCATCATCTCCACTATCACTACTATCTAAATTGTCTTCACTCAAATCATCATCACTTATATCATCTTCATTCGTTGTATCATCATTGTCGTCGATTTCCTCTTCTCCCTTGTGCTGATACAACATTCTGTCAATATCCATCTCTTCATAGTCAAATGCCTCATTGGGTTTAACAAACCGCGACCGAGACCGCGACCGAGACTGAGACCGAGACCGAGACCGAGATCTACGACCACCACCCCCCACTGATGGCCGCATATATTCCAAATCAACCACTACTGTCTTTTTCATCATTCAAAATACTCAATATATAATTACAACAATTTCTGTTTATTATCGATACGACGATGATGACACTTCGCCTCACACTGACCCATCTATTTTTATATACGATCGCCTACATCCTTACTGAAAAGTAGAGCATATATAGCATTATCTTATAACTTTTTGGAAAGTCAGTAAGGCGGGGGGAATCGCACCGGTCCGTCGAAAAATGGCGCTGTATGTAATAACAAAAAGTCACCTTATTGATTTCCTGCTATATTTTCAACACATGAATTCAAAAATTGCAAAATATGCTCTCGTCAGGTGAAATGCGCAAAAACGCGTTTTAAAAGTAAAACGGCCAAACCCGGATTTGGACATTTTTGGAAAAATACCATTTTACCCATTTTGAGTTAGCGGGATATATAGGCATTTGCTTTCTGGTGATGACACTGATTATGGTGTAAATGTTGCCAAAATCACTAAAATGACAAATTGCAAGAGACGACAAAATCGGGGTAAAAGACGACAAAAAGACGACAAATTTGTGACGATGATGTTCGCTTTTTGATAAGATAATGGCAACATTTAGACCAACCGATGGTGTGAATGTTGCCAAACCATTGGGGTAAAATGAAATACCAGTCACAAAATAAACGCCACAATTATAATGGTATAATGATACACACTGAACATCGAGCAAATATAGGCGTTCATACTATAAACCGCTATAGTAAGTCTGGCGTAAAGAAGACGACACTGTTTGTGACGAGGATGTTCACTTTTTGATGAGATAATGACAACATTTAGACTAACTGATGGTGTAAATGTTGCCAAAACCTTGGGGTAAAATGAAATGAATGGTCACAAACCAACAAATATATAATAGATATATAATATGCTGTGTATATAGAGCAAATATAGGCGTCATACTATAAAAATTATACATATTTTTGGGGGTAATATAAAACAAATCGGGGTAAAATTAAACAAATTTGGGGTAAAATAACACAGACTGTAAAGGTGCGAAATGCCGAGAAAGTATGTTGATTATTCTAAGACGTATGTTTATCTACTAACTTGTAAAAACCCAATGATTTTAGACAGGTATATTTCGTACACAACTAACTTAACACAGCGAAAGTACAAACACAAACGCGACACTTTGGATCTTTCGTATAAGACAAAGTTGTATGACTCTATTCGAACGAACGGTGGTTGGACAAATTGGAAGTGTATAATTCTGGAAGAATGTTCTTGCACCAATGATTTTGAAGCAAAGAAACGGGTAAACTTTTATATTATGAAATTAAAACCAAATTTGAACGATGAAAAATTCGACGAAAAGTCAATTGACGAATTTCCAAACTTTTCTGATTTTAAACCAAATATTTTCGGACCAACACCAGTTGTTACAACCACTACCCCTGTTTTTCACACCGAGATTTTTGGCGGCGCTGCAAATAAAACAAAGCCAGCATCTCTGCCAACCACGAAGGATGGAAAATATATATGTCTTTGTAAAAAATCATATGCTCATCGTTCTAGTTATTATAAACATACATCAACCTGTCTTCAGTTTCAACATAACCAATCTGTAAATAAACTGGTGAATTCAAATAGTCATCATTCATCCGAATCTGCATTAAACTCTCTATCCGTATCCTTCATTTCTACAACTACGACGTTGACAACAACAAGAACAACAATGATACCATTGGAGATTGAACAACCTATATCTCGAGAGATTGCCGATATAAATAACGACGACGACAATCGACTCATTTGTTATCGTTTCAAATCTAAAAAAAAGACGGAGGAAATCAACGGAAATATATTTAATGATAGTTCTTCCGAATTATTACCAGAACCTGAAATTTCTGTACATGTATCAGAATACAGTGGCGCGGATTCCGATTCCGATTCCGATGTGTTGTCTTATGCTTCATCATCGGAACAATCTGTTAATCATGATCACAACGACGACGACATGGACATTGATGATGAAACAGCAATTACAGGTATATCTGATACAGCGTCGTCGGCCGTATCCGACTTTCTTACCGAACAAAACGAGAAACTTAAAGAATATATTCGAAAAATGATTTCGGCACTTACTGACGGGAAGAAACGAAACAAAACATCGATCGTAAATTCACTCGTATTTGAATTATTAGACCAGAATAAAACCCTCCAGAAGCAAATCATCGAATTAAGTAAGGAACGCAATATTATCGTGAATAATACGAATAATAACCAGTTTAATTTGAACTTTTTCCTGAACGAACAGTGTAAAGACGCGGTCAATCTCTCAGACTTTGTCAATTCTCTCGAAATCACCATGGACGATCTAACTTATACACGGAACCAAGGTCTTGTGGAAGGAATTAGTAAAGTCATGATCGACGGATTAAAACAAATGGACCTGTATAAACGCCCAATTCATTGCAC